ACTGGTAAAGGCAATGAAAGCTGTATATACTTCACCATCGTTTCTTCCAGATCAAAATGCTTTTGATACTTGGTACGGATTACTGAAAGACCTGGATTACAAGCTTTTAAGTTTCGGATTAAAGAAATATATGCAGACAGAGTGGAAAGAACCAACAATAGCGGCGTTACGGCAATGCGCCGGGAGTCTTGCCCCACAGTCTGACGAACTGAACGAAACAGAAGCCTGGAATCTGGTTTCAAGGGCAATCTGGGCTTCTGCATATTACGCAAAAGAAGAATTTTCCAAGCTGCCAGAATTAGTACAAAAAGCTGTATCAAGCCCCGGACAGTTAGAGGAATGGGCGAGAGCAGAGAACGTGGACGGAAAATGGTGGAGCGTGGTACAGTCAAATTTCCAACGAACATATCGAGCGGAGGTACAAAGAGAACAGGAGCGGAAGAAACTCAGCCCAGACCTTTTGAAAATTATGGATTCTGCCAAGTTGGGAGGTGCGGAGAATTGCCAGATAGAAAACCATGGGAAGAATTAAAAAGGGCTGAAATAGCAGATTTAAAGCGTAGACAATGTTCTAAATGTGACTATTACAGCAAAACCGAAACCGCATGGAGTACAAATGCAACCTGTGATTATATCTTGATCGAAGAACATAGCAGAGGATGTGATCCGAGGGATTGTGTTAAAAATGGTATCTTCAAGAAGAAAGCGAGAGGAAAGTCAAGAGTAAAGCGAGTGATTCTATGAGAAAGATAAGCGAAATGTATAAGCGGTCTGGCGGTACAGCTTATCAGCATACTTGTTCTAATTGTAGGTTCTTCCGTGGTGGCAAATTTCCAAGGTGCTTGCAATACGAACTGGAAATTGATTGGAATCCAGATTATATAGCTTGCAAATTTTACAATCTGGAAGAATCTCAGATTGATGGACAGGTCAATATCTTTGATTTGTTGTAAAACGTGATAATTGTGTACTTAAAATAGCGCAGAATCGTTCAAAAGAGAATAATGGTAGAAATTATAGGGCATACAAAAGATAAAGAAAAACAGCGCTTAAAACGAGATAATTATATGGAGGAACAATTAATGGAAAAAGCTATATTGTATGCCATAAACGAAAGAATGTTCTCACTTGGTCTGATAGATGAGAAAACAAGAGATAAAATTAAAGCTGAAGTCAGCATTAGAAAGTAACGACAATGTATTGAGTGGATTTATATGAGGTGTTATACTTTATATGATTCCACTCCCTGTTTATTAAGGGAGAAATGCACTATGAATATTTATTATGTCAGAGAAAAATTGAGAAGTTGCTCTATTTACGATATCGAACTGAATGTTGCTTATTATGCCAGGGTTTCTACTGAAAAAGTTGAACAGCAAGCATCTATTAAACACCAGGAGGAACATTTTGAAGAACTGATACATTCTAACAACAGATGGAAGTTTGCAGGTTCTTACATTGATGATGGTATCTCTGGAATGCACGCAGATAAAAGAGAAGAATTTCAAAGAATGCTTAGAGATGCAAAGCTTGGAAAAATTGACATGATTATTACGAAAGAAATTTCAAGATTTGCAAGAAACACTCTTGATAGCATCCAATATACCAGAGAATTGCTGTCTTATGGAGTATGCGTATGGTTCCAAAATGATGGAATTAACACTATTGATGATGATAGTGAGTTCCGACTTACTATTATGGCTGGGGTAGCGCAGGACGAAATCCGAAAACTTTCTTCAAGAGTAAAGTTTGGACACGCACAGTCGATCAAAAACGGTGTTGTTCTCGGACACAGAATGTATGGATACTCAAACAATCAAGGAAAGCTCGAACTGATTCCAGAAGAAGCAGAAATGGTTCGAATGATTTTTCAAGATTACGCTTCCGGAATATCTACGCCAAGAATCGAAAAAAAACTCTGGTATATGGGATACAGAAGTTTTAAAGGCGGTAAAATCAACCGGGATGTCATAAAAAATATTATTCGGAATCCAAAATACAAAGGATACTATTACAAGGAGAGTATGAATGGGAACAACGACTGATAATTACCAGAGAAAGAAGAAACTTTCAAAGTCCCAAATAAAGAGAACGGAACGTTTAGAGAAATCATCACACAGAAGATATGGAACACGGAAGAAAGAAGGATTAAATAAATTGTGAATTTTGAACCATTTAAAACTTTACTCTATAGAAATATTTGTGCAAAATTAAAATTTAAGTGGTAGCTAGAAAATGCGAGATTTTTTCTGGTTGCCACTTTTTTTCTGGATTTCCTTGATTTGCGGCTTCCAAAATGATGTTGGAATTTAGAAATCATCCACAAGTTAGTTGAAACTATTGAAACTTTGAACAGCTGCGGTTATTTATTACCACAAATCAACCAGGGACAGCACCGGGAACCGATACCGCGTCTATCTGATGAAGCTATGACGTTGCCAGGAACGATTGAACACCAACGAAGCCAGCCGTAGCCCTGGCAGATCATAGCCAACCGCCCACAGATAATAGACCATAGCAATAAGCAACATATAACACATCGTTAAAATGCAATAATACTCTTGCAAAATAAGCCTTAAATAGCTTGTAACGTATTTAGCCTATACTTTATTGACTACGATTATAAAACGCCTTAAAAAGACAAATACGGCGTTATACAACCATAATTGATATATAGCCCGAACAGCTGCGGTAGATCACCGGGAAGCCGGGACAAGCTACGCGCATAAGTGGACATAATGCGACCGTTGGAAAGGTACACAAATAAAGCATAGCTGCACATAGCTATACAAGGCTATTATACATCCATGGACGCAGACAGTCAATAAAGCATGTAACGCGTTTAAAGGCTCATAAACAGCTTATAATTCAACAGTGGCATAAATCCCCATTAACAGCATAAAAAGCCATTTACGGATAAAATAGCACGTTAATTGATTGACTTATGGTATTAACTTTACAAGGTGCATCTGGCAGAATGCCAAAAAACCGCTTGCACGCCGTGAACGTGCCGCCAGACTGGATACCGGGAAGCGGTGAAAAAATCATTCGTTTATAACAATGTTGAAATCATCATCAATATAACCAATAAATTTTATATTATCCTGGTTATATTCGTTTTTATATGTTTTATATATTCGTACATGCTTAAAATTTCCATCATACCAAACATCTAAGCCCATAGCATGTACTTTTTTATTTGCTTCAAGTTGCTTTCTTACATTTTCCTTAAAAGTTGAATTTTTCATGTTTTATCTTTCTTCCCTTCACCCTGGGAGCCAGGATATAAAAAGACTTGTCATATTATTTAAAAGTCATTTTTGTAACAGCCGGAAGACTGCGAAAAAATTCCCGGTGATCATAATCATCATTAATTTTAAATTGCTGGTCGCTTGTTGGGATGATCGTACCCCCGATAAGCTCCATACAGGAGAGTTGCAAACAGTTCTCTTTTTTTGTTGATCTGTGCAGCGCATATCGCATCACAGACTTTTTACCATCCCGACGCTTTACCGGGGACATATCCCAATAAGCTAATTTAATAACGCCACCAGCAACAGCCTTAAAGATTTCCATTGCTTCCTTTTCAGCTTTTCTGTTGATTGTATCAACTGTTAAGAAATCGCCGNNNGCTTTCTTGATTGTTATCATTTTAAAACCCTCCATAAGTTTTATTTTTTAAAGAACACTTGTTCCAAAACTCAACGACTTTTTCCGCTTCTTTTTTCGTGCTGCAAATATTTGCAGCAGTTATCCCAGGAATCTGTAAAGAAAAAATAAGGTTGTCAGATTTAGCGACCCGAAGAACATAAGCAAAGTTTTTGTTGTTTTCGCGTCTTGAGATTGCTATGTAATGATATTTCATGTTTTAGCCCCCTTTGCTTAAATACTGAGATCGGAAGAGCGTCG